TTTGCGAGATTTGATCAAAATGAAAAACCTATCATGGTTTTTCACTATAAAGATACCACTCCTTTTGGACCAGGAAAAAGTAATGAAGAAATAATAGAAAATTATTTAAATCTTCAGGGAATTCTTAGAAACCGTGGTTTAAATTTTTAGTTCTTTTTATTTCTTCTTTGTAATTCAACTATTTATTCTGAAGGAACAAACAATGAATCCATATTTAAATTTCTCTCAGAAACTCAAAGAAATACTTGTCAATGAAGTTTCTCTCAAACAACTCAAAATGCAATTTCCTGATTATTCAGAACAATTAGATAAAGCTGCATCAGAAGTAGAGAATAAATATTTGGTATTTTTAGCTAAAAAGCTTAAAGGTTTCGACAAAGACCTTAATTATGATCCCGGTGAAATGGGACAAATATTTCCAGATTTAGTGGAGATAAGTAAACGTTTTGAAGTTGTTTCAAAAAATGGCAAACTTGATGCCATGATTAAAATTGGGAAAGGTCTACCAGAACAAAAAGATATTAATTTTTGGATCGATAAGCCTCTTTATGAATTATATGAATTTGTTGAAAGAGCTGAAGACACTGTCACAGATTCAGAGAAGAGAAAATTAGCTAAAGCAGCTTCAAGTAAAATATACGAAGATGAAAGATTTACAGTTATCATTCCAGAATCTTATGAGGCAAGTTGTTATTTTGGAGCAGGCACAAAATGGTGTATTTCAGGAAAAACAAGTACTCATTATAAAAGCTATGTGTCGCAAGGTTATGAGTTTGTTTTTATTATTGATAAAACACCGAATGATCCAAGATATCAGAAAGTCGCTGTAGCTTTTGTGCCTAAGAAAGTAAGAAATTGGGATATTGTCGAAATATTTGATGCTACAGATGATCCAATACCATTAGAAGATTATGAGAAAGGTCCAATATGGCCAGTGGTTGAGAAATATATCAGAAAACGTTGGGCAGAAGCGGAACAGGAACTTCAAGAGAAGATTCCATTTAAGGTTGGAGATAGGGTAAAGTACAGTAAGGAAGGAATTGAAACATATTCTGTTATGTATAAAAATTATCATATGCCAGAATTTGAAGGAGAATTGGCGAAAGGACGTGGCACAGTCATAGACATTGATTCTGTCGAAGAATTTAATAATGGTTCTTATGAATTAGTGGTTGAATGGGATAATGGTAAAAAATATAATTTTGATGAAAAAACCATAAGATACCTTGAGAAAGCAGAATAAGGGTTAATCAAGAAATGGATCCAGCTTTACATATATTACAAAATTTACTAAAAAAATGGGGAGATTATTCACAAGCAGAGAAAAATTTTAAGCTAGTTCCTAGATTTCGACAAGCAGTAGAAAAATTTGGGGCAAAAGATGTATTTTTTTATATTGATAGTTTGGCTTATTGGATTAAACAATCAAATCATGAGCCAGGAATTGTAGAAAGTTGTATTAAAGGTATACCATTATATAATTTTATATCACCGATGCCAAAACCACCAAATGTTCTTTATAGAGGTATAGATTTTAAAGAATCAGAATTAAATAAAGTCGGAAAGGCTAAAGTTTTTAAATATGGTCTTAAAAAACCAGCTAATAGTTGGAGTGTAAAGAAAGATGCAGCTATAGAATTTGGTAATGCTATATTAATAATCAAAGGTGGAAAATTAGCGCAATATGGAACAGTATTTTTGTGGCCCACCATTAATACAGAGTGGCAGTATATTTTACATTTGCGAACTCATCTTTTTGAATATGAATGGGCAGTTCGTTTAGAAAAAGAAATGCCTATTGATAAAATAGAAATATTATATGGTAGGATATAATAGCTTTAAGATATCTTGAGAAAGCAGAATAAATTTTCGAAAGAACAAAAAGAAAAAATTTTAAAAATCAATTTTCAAATAGGTGATCTTGTTAGTTATAGAAACGACAAAGAGACAAGAAGGTTCCTAAAAAAGACACTAACCTCAGAAGAATTAGAATCAGATGATGCTCTTAATTTGGGTATTATTACCAGATTAATAACTCTTCAACCAATAATAGACGAAAAATCATTATATGCTAATGTTTATTGGATTTTAGAAGATTCTATAGGAACGCATTTATTAGTGAACCTTCAGAAGATATAAGTTTCAACTTTCCCTCAATCAAACCTAGTTATAGTGGAGGAATTTACTTATGGCTGCTCCAGTATTACTGCCTATATCAACAACGTCAGTTTCAGTACTTCCATCAACTGGATCATATTCAGATGTAAATGATGGTTGCCCATTTAAGGTATACTCAACAGCAAGTTCTCATTTATATTCACCAGACTTTATTAGTGGAGCTGTAGAACAAGTATCATTTTGTTATCGAAAACTTGGTGGAGATGTATTAGACATAGAATTGGTACCTTATAGTGTCTATAACACCTATGAAGAAGCAGTTTTGACTTATTCAGAAATTTTGAATTATCACCAAGCTAAAAATGTGATGGGTTCATTATTAGGACAGCCGACAGCCAGTTTTGATAGTTTAGGAAACATTACAGGTAGTTTGTCAGGAAGTAGTTATGCTGTTCAATATCCAAGATTCAGATATGGATATGCTGAAAAGGTTGCGCAAGGCACAGAAGAAGCAATTGCTATGGGTGGTCAGATTCCAATATATTCAGGAAGTGTGAGTATTGTTGTCGATATTCAGGATTATGATTTGCAGGATGCTATAGCGTCAAGTTCTGATTTTTCTGGGTCGGTAGGGAACAAGAGAATCAAGATTCACAAGGTGTTCTTTCGGACACCAGCAAGTTCGTGGAGGTTTTTCGGATTGTTCGGAAGTCCAACGAGCGTCTATGGAGATGGAAGTTTTTATGGGACGGGTTTTGGAAGTTATTCCGATAACACCTTGTATGAAATGGTTCCTGTTTGGGAACACAAGCTTTTAGCTATGAAGTATGCCGATAGTATTAGAGTTAGATGTTCCAATTATTCATATGAATTGCGGAACAACAAACTCAGAATTTATCCGATACCAACAGCTTCTAGCATAAACCCAACAAAAATTTGGTTCATTTTCAGCATAGCTGACGATGTCTATGAAAATGATAATCCTGGGCAAGAAACAGATATTAATGGTGTCAATAATGTCAATAATGCTCCTTTCAGTAATCTACCATATTCTTCTATAAATTCAATGGGCAAGAATTGGGTTCGTAGATATAGCTTGGCGCTATGTAAAGAGATTCTGGGAAACATACGTTCAAAGTTTGCTACCCTTCCGATACCAAATGCTAGTGTAACTTTAAATGGTCCTGAATTATTATCTCAAGCTAAAGAAGAACAGACAACTCTTAAAGAAGAGCTGAGAAAGTTATTAGATGAATTAACATATGCTGAAATTTCTAAAAAAGAAGCAGAAATAGCTGAAAGTACTAATAAAAGTTTGAACAGTATTCCTCTGTTGATTTTCATAGGGTAAGGTGTCATAATATGGGTACGAAAGGATGGTAAATATGGAAACGTACAAAATTTACAACATGGGCATATATTCGATAACCAACAAAATTAACGGAAAACGTTATATAGGAAAATCAGAAAATATAAAGGGACGCTGGAAGGGGCATAAATCCGAATTAAGACACAACAAACATCACTGTGAACATCTTCAGCTTGCCTGGAACAAATATGGAGAGGATAGCTTTGTGTTTGAAAAAATCTGTGAGGTCTGGGATGTAAATAACCTACGGAAAATAGAGCAAACATTCATTGATTTATATAAAAGTTATGACGGTCGTTTTGGTTACAACGAAGAAAGATATGCAGACGAAAGAAAAATAGTAAGCGATAAAACAAGAAAAAAAATCAGTGAAAATCACTGGGATTGTTCTGGTGAGAATAATCCAATGTTTGGTAAGCGTTTTTCAGAAGAAACAAGAAAAAAAATGAGCGAAGCTTTAAAAGGAAAAATGGCTGGTGAGAATAATCCAATGTTTGGTAAGCACCACTCAGAAGAAACAAAAAAGAAAATTAGTGAAGCAATACTTGGTGAAAAAAATCATAATTTTGGTAAACATCTTATGGAAGAAACAAAGAAAAAATTAAGTGAAGCCAACAAAGGTAAGCTTCCTTCCGAAGAAACAAGAAAAAAAATGAGTGAAAATCATGCAGATTTTTCTGGTGAAAACAATCATAGCGCCAAATTAACTTATGAAATAGTATCTAAAATTAGAGAAGAGTATAAAAAAAATGACTGCTCTCAAGTTTATTTAGCTAGAAAGTATGGTGTTGAAAAATCATGTGTTTGGAGTATTGTTCATAATAAATCTTGGATTATAAAAGAGGATAAAAATAGTGGCCAACAATAATTCCTGGAGCCGTCCGCCCGCGCCACCACCAAAACTTTTTACCGGTAGAAAAGAGCTTGATTTCGTTAAACAGATAAATACGGAATTAGAAGAGAGAGTTATCGGCGAGGAAATCTTATATTTCCCCCTCGACATACAGCGATCAAATTATCACCAAGTTTATGGTGAAGCAATTCGAAAGGTATATCTACCTCCAGTACATGTATATTGTTTGGTCGAGTGGCTAGGAGTTACAACCGATCAGAAAAATGGAATCATCGACCGTCAAGATAACATCGTTGTCCACTTTCACAACCGACGGCTTGTCAAGGATCAAGAATTATGGGTACAAGAAGGAGATGCATTATTATACGGAAATACTTACTTCGAAATTCAGGAACTCAATTTTCCAACTCAAATATTTGGATATGCCGAGGTAGAATTCAAAGTTGAAATATCAGCGAAATGCTCTTGTATGCGACGCGGAGAATTTAATGGCTAGCCCAGGAGAATTTAATGGATGAAAGATGATGCAATAGCCAATACCAAAGTTGAATTACCCTTTCAGCCATCGACCCTCGAAACCATCGATTCAGCGATGTTTTATTGGTTGGATAAAACTCTTGACCTTCGCTGCAACTCCAACGAGGGTTTTATAAAACCACCTATTATTTGGGTGACAGCCGAAAGAGCTTTTATAACTAAACGAGACCAATCTCTAAGAGATGATTCGGGCACCTTCAACTTGCCAATATTATCTTTGGCTCGCGTTTCGATGGTCAAAGATTTCCAAAAAAAAGGTGGTGTGTGGGGCAATGTAGTCAATATTCAGGACGAAAAGGGTGGTTCTTTCACAATTGCTAGGATTATTAATCAAGATAAAAGTACCAATTTTGGTGCAGCTGACAATAAGGCCATTAAGGGACAAATTAACTTTCCCAGAAAAAACACCAAAGTAGTTTACCAGACAATTACTATTCCACACCCTGTTTATGTTGAGTTAACTTATAACATTATCATTAGAACAATATATCAACAACAAATGAATGAACTGATTCAACCTTTTATAACAAAAACAGGAGGAATCAACTGTTTTTCTCTCAAATATGAGGGTCACAAGTATGAAGCCTTCATCGATAAAGATTTTGCCGACACAGGAAATATAAAAGCTGTTGGAACAGAAGAAAGAAAATTCGAAAGTACTGTCTCTATTCGAGTTTTGGGATATTTAATCGGGGAGGGCATAAATAGTCAGCAACCAAAATTTGTATACAGAGAAAATGCTGTTGATGTAAAGTTTGCAAGAGAAAGAATAATAGTAGGTGATATTAATCAAGTTAAGAATTCTGATGGTTATGTTGGTATTGGAAGTATTATGGGAAGAAGGAAAATACAATGAAAACTTACAACATGGGAATCTACTCAATAACCAACAAAATAAACGGTAAACGTTACATTGGAAGGTCTGAAAATATTAAAAGAAGGTGGGGAGAACATAAATATGATTTAAAACACAATAAGCACCGTTCGAATCATCTTCAATATGCTTGGAATAAATATGGAAAAGAAAATTTCATATTTGAAAAGATTTGCGAGGTGTGGGACCCAGAAAATTTAGTGAAGATAGAACAAACGTTTATTGATTTGTATAAGAGTTATGATAAGAGATTTGGTTATAATAATGAAAGATACGTTAAAGGGAGAAAGATAGTCAGTGAAGAAACAAAGAAGAAACTTAGTGAAAATAATACAAGGTTTTGGCAAGGCAAACACCTTTCGGAAGAACATAAGAAAAAATTGAGCATTTCTCACAAAGGAAAAAAACTTTCGGAAGAACATAAGAAAAAAATAGGCGAAGCTCAAATAGGAAAAAAAAACTCTGAAGAATCAAGAAAAAAAATGAGTGAAGCCGGGAAAGGAAAAATTATTAGCGAAGAAACAAAAAGAAAAATAAGCAATTCTTTAATGGGAAGAAAAAATCCCGAACATTCCGAAAGAATGAAGGGCAAATTTGCTGGAGAAAAACATCCGATGGCCAAACTTACTTGGGAAAAGGTTGGAGAAATTAGGGCAAAATATGAAATCAGAGATGAAAATGGTAAAAGAAAATATACATGTAAACAATTAGCTGAAGAATATGGAGTTGTAAAAAGTTCTATTCAACATATTATTTCTTATCGTTCTTGGAGAAAATGCCGTTAATGAATAACACCTGGCGACAGTTTCTTATGGAGTCCTGGTTCAAAGAAGAAAGGGCAGTATCTTTCAAATTCTTAAATAACCTCTTCAAAGTATTTCATATTTCCAGTCGTTTATTAAACCCAAAAAAGTTTACTTTTACACCGAGAATTCCCAGTAATCCCTTCGAAGATGGGAGAGACAGAATAGAAGATGATTTTACCAAACGAATTTCTTTAGGACCAACAATAGAAAAATGTATAGAGGCTTTGTCGGGCCTAGATGAAATGGCTTTTCTTTATGCCGCTGATTTTAGATTGATTCCAGATGATGATGTTGAAGTTATCAAGTTAGCTACTGTTTATTTTCCGACTTGTGTGAAGAATCTTTCAACTTCTAGTAATAGGTATGGTTCTAAGGGTTATAAATTAGCGCATTTTTTGGATTATAAAGGTATTGAATCAGAAGAATGGCAAGAGATAAAAGAAAAATATATGAAAGGTTGTGTTCCAGATTCAAAGACTACAAAAGAGATGTGGTCTTTGAAGCCTGT